TCTGATGATCAAACAATTAGTAACGCAGTATTAGCAGGACCAGTTACAGTAACTGGAACTCAAACAATAACAGGAACGGTAGTAGTAGTTTAATGTCAAAGATAGAAGTAAACGAAATAGATAAACAAAACGGTTCTACTGTTACAATCGGTGGTTCTGGCACCAATGTAGTTTTAGGGACATCTGGTCAAACAGTGTCGTTAGGAACTGGAGCTAGTCAATCTGGTTTTGGTAGAACAGGAACTGTTGATTGGCAAACATCAATTAAAACATCAACTTTTACTGCAGCAAATGGTGAAGGCTATTTTGTAAACACAACAGGTGGCGCCATAACTGCCAACTTACCAGCAGGAACTGCTGGATCAATTGTTGCTTTTAGAGATTATGCAAATACTTTTGATAGTAATGCTTTAACAGTTGCACCTAATGGTTCACAAAAAATTAATGGTGATGATACTACAGATTTAACAGTTAATACAGAAGGTGAATCACTTACTTTAGTTTATGCAGATGATACAAAAGGTTGGTTAGTTGTAAACGATGGAAATAATGATGCAGGTTCTCAAGAACAATATATTGCAGCGACAGGAGGAACTGTAACTACTGTTTGTACAAATTTTAAAGTTCATACATTCACAGGTCCAGGAACTTTTTGTGTGTCAAATGCTGGTAATGCAGCAGGTTCAAATACAATAGACTATTTAGTTTTGGCTGGAGCTGGCGGTGGTGGTGATGGTTCAGGAGGTTCATCTAGTTCAGGTGGCGGTGGTGGAGCTGGAGGATATAGAGAGTCTCCAGGTACAGCTTCAGGTTCTTATACTGTTTCTCCTAGAGGTGCATCTCCCGCAGCGGCTTTACCCGTAGCGGTGGCAGGTTATCCTGTAACAGTTGGTGGTGGTGGAGCAACAAATAATGCTGGATCTAATTCTGTTTTTGCAGGCACATCAACTATAACATCAGCTGGTGGAGGAAAAGGTGGTAATGGATCAGGTTCTCCTGTTCCAGGTGGTAATGGTGGATCAGGTGGTGGAGGAAATGGAACAGGTGGTAGTGGTGGATCAGGAAACACTCCTTCAGTCAGTCCCCCTCAAGGAAGTAATGGAGGAGGTAGCGCATCTAATGGTGGAGCAGGTGGCGGTGGAGCATTATCAGATGGTTCAAATGGAGCAGGTGGTGGCGGTGGAGATGCAGCAACTTCTTCAATTAATGGCTCTCCTACTGCAAGAGCATTAGGTGGAGACGGAGCAGGTTCAGGTGGTGGCGGAAGTGCAGGAGCAAATCAACCAGCTAACTCTGGTAATGGAGGACCAGGAGGTAGATTTCCAAACGCTGCAGGTGGAAGTGGTGGTAGCGGAATTGTAATAATAAGGTATAAATTTCAATAATTATGACAAGTACAATTAAAGTAAATACAGTAACAACACAATGTGGATCTACATTAACTATTGGTGAATCTGGTAAAACTATTGCTTTAGCATCAGGTGCATCACAGACAGGTTTTGGAAGAACAGGGACTGTTGATTGGCAAACAACTAAAAAAACAACTGCTTTCACAGCAGTTAATGGTGAGGGTTATTTTGTAGATACTGCCGCTTCAGGAGCAGTGACAATGACACTACCAGCATCACCAAGCGCTGGAAATATTGTTGCAGTAAAAGATTATAATGGGAATTTTGCAACAGCTAATTTAACAATTGGTAGAAATGGATCTCCGATTAATGGTGCCAACGCTGCTGATGTAACTATAGAGACTGCGGGTGCCTCTATTGTTTTAGTTTATGTAGATGCAACCCAAGGATGGGTAGCAACACAAGATGATTCATCAATTTTTGCTGGACAATCTTTTATAACAGCCACTGGTGGTACAATAACTACTTGTGGTAATGACAAAATTCACACATTTACAGGTCCTGGAACTTTTACAGTTTCTTCCATAGCAAGTTGTGCAGGAGATAATTTAGTTTCATATATGGTCGTAGCAGGTGGTGGAGGTGGATCATCAGGAACAGGATGTGATTCTGGTGGTGGAGGTGGAGCAGGAGGATTTAGAGAAGTTAAATCTCCGGTTACTCCTTACACAGCGAGTCCTTTATGTGGACACGGAACTCCAGGTAATAGAATAACGGTGACAGCAACAGGTTTTCCAATTGCAGTAGGTGCAGGTGGAACAGGAGGACCAAGATCTCCAAGTGTTGTAGGAACAAATGGAGTAAATTCAACTTTTTCATCAATAACATCAGCAGGTGGTGGTTTTGGTGGTTCTGGAGATGGTGGAGCAACATCTCCTTTAATTGCAAGAGCAGGATCTCCTGGTGGTTCTGGTGGTGGTGGCGGAGGTGGTTCTGGTTGTAGTTCTGCAGGAAGAGGAGCAGGAGGAACAGGTAATACTCCTCCAGTAACTCCAGCACAAGGAACAAATGGTGGAAATGGTCACGTGGGATCACCTGACAGATCATCAGGTGGCGGTGGTGGAGCAACTGCTGCCGGCACAAATTCAGCAGCAAACGTTTCAGGACCAGGAGGCGCAGGAGCAACAACAAGTATTAACGGTTCAGCAACAGCTTTTGCTGGTGGTGGCGGAGGAGCAAGAGGTTGCACAGGAGGATCAGGTGCAGGAGGATCTGGAGGAGCTGGCGGTGGTGGAGCTGGAGCAGTGGGTGGATCAGGATGCGGAGGATCTCCTACTCCAGGAACTGCAGGAACAACAAACACTGGCGGTGGTGGCGGTGGTGGAAATGGTCCAGGTGATGGTGGCGCAGGTGGATCAGGTATAGTAATAATAAGGTATAAGTTTCAATAGGTAAATTATGAGTGAAGTAAAAGTAAATAAAATTAGTCCAAGAACAAATTGTGGTACTGTTACGTTAGGAGATAGTGGCGATTCATTTGTCATTCCTGCTGGTGCAACAATTACTAACAATGGAACTCAAACAGGTTTTGGTAGAACAGGTACAGTCGATTGGCAGACAGGAGACATTAAAACATCAACATTTACAGCATCAGACGGTGAGGGTTATTTTGTTAATACGACTTCAGGTTCAGTGACAGTAAATCTACCAGCAGGAGCAGCTGGTGCAATAGTTGCTGTAGCAGACTATGCAAATACTGCAGATACAAATAAAATTGTAATAGCAGCAAATGGTTCTGATAAAATTCAAGGATCAGCTAATAATTTTGAAATTACTGTAGAGGGAGGATCGGCTACCTTAGTGTTTGTAGACAGTACTCAAGGATGGAGACCTACAGATGCATCAACAGCGTCTTCAATAACAGAAGAAAGTAATTTCATATGTGGAGCAGTTAGTGGTGCTTGTAATACTTTAACAACAGCTCCTTGTTGTTCTAATGTAAAAATTGCAACTTTTTTAGGTCCAGGAACTTTTACTGTTAATTCAGGAAGTGGAGATGGAGCAAAAGTAGATTATTTAGTAATAGCAGGTGGAGGAGGAGGCGGTTCAACTGCACTCCCACCATCTAGTCACGGAGGTTCTGGTGGTGGAGCTGGTGGATATAGATTTACTACTGGAACACACACAGGATCTTATACAGCCGCACCGTCTCCATTAGTGCCATTAGGTGCTGCCAGTTTACAACTTACACCAGGAGCTTTTCCAATTACAGTAGGTGGTGGAGGAGCTGGACTAGCTGCACAACCTAATCCGTCCACTATTGCACCAGGAGTTAAAGGTTCAAATTCAGTATTTTCAACAATCACATCAACAGGAGGCGGTGGTGGTGGAACAAGAGGATGTTTTCCGGCTGCTTCTCCTACTAAAAGTGGAAGTGATGGATCTCCTGGAGGATCTGGCGGTGGTGGAAACACAGGTTCTTGTGCGGGAGCAGGAAATACACCTCCAGTAACTCCACCTCAAGGAAATGATGGTGGAAGTGCAGGTCAAAGAGGTTCACCTGGTGGTGGAGGAATTGGATCTGTTGGAGCAAATGGACAACCAAGCGACGCGGGTGGAGATGGTGGTAACGGTGGATCCGGTGCTTCATCAAGTATTACAGGATCCTCTGTCGCAAGAGGTGGTGGTGGAGGAGGTAGTGGTACTCCTGCAAAAGGTGTAGGTCAAGATGGAGGGGGAAATGGTGGATTTCCACCAACAAATGCAACATCAGGAACAGCCAACACAGGTGGTGGTGGAGGTGGTGGTACAAAAGCTACTTCTGGTTCACCTAGTTCAACTGGTGGTAGTGGTGGATCTGGTGTAGTAATAATAAGGTACAAATTTCAATAGTTGAATGGTAATTAAAATTAATATATAAGGAGAAACATTATGGCACATTTTGCAAAATTAGGAGCTAACAGTAAAGTTATTCAAGTTTTAACTTTGAATAATTCTGATATGCTTAACGCTGATGGTGTTGAAGATGAATCAGTAGGTCAACAATATTTAGAGACACATAATAATTGGCCTGCACAAATGTGGATTCAAACATCTTATAACACATCACAGAATACACATAACTCTGGTGATAACTCAAAAGCATTTAGAGGTAACTACGCAGGCATAGGTTATATTTGGGATGAAGATGATCAAATTTTTTGGCCTAAAAAACCTTACGCATCTTGGGTAAAAGATATGACAACCGCAAGTTGGAAGTCACCAATCGGTGATGCCCCTGAATTAACTGCAGAACAAAAAGCACAAAACACTCCAGCAGATGAAAACACTCCAGCCACTAACGCTTGGACTTATGTTTGGAATGAAGCTAATCAATCTTGGGACTTGACAGACGGGTTAGCATAATTTATATTTGGTGGTGGTATGCAAAAGAAAGTATTATCTGAGATAGCATTATATTATGGTGATGTGGCAATGCCTAAAGATTGGGACATTGACCGAGATAAATTATCAGGCGACATCTTACAATCACATATTCAAAACAAACAATTCCCATTCTCAAGAACTTGGGATATGTTGAATACATATATAAGAGATCATATAAATTTAGAATATGAATTTACTTTAGTTAATAAGGATACCTTTGGTAATACTTATAAACCTGGAGAAACATCACAGCCTTTTATAAATGTGGATCCGGTGGATCTACGAAACTCACCAGATTATACATTATTATATGGTGTTAAAGTTAAAGATTGTATGATTAGAATACATTATGAAGATAACAGACGTAAAGGTAGATCTTGGGACATACCACTTAAAGACAATATGTTTATTATGTTTCCATCAACTAATATGTACTACATAACCAATAATCAAAAGGATAGTTTAAATTTTGTGCAAACTATATTGTATGAATATATCTAATCATTACTGGTATTTTAAAAGTGCGTTAACACCTAGATTTTGTAACGATGTAATAAAATACGCATTGCAACAGAAAGAGGTATTAGCAAGGACCGGTGGGTATGACAAAGAAAAATTATCAAAAGAAGATGTTAAAAATATACAGAAAAAAAGAAAGTCTGATCTAGTATGGCTTAATGATACCTGGATATATAAGGAATTACACCCGTATGTTCACGAAGCAAATAAAGCTGCTGGTTGGAATTTTGATTGGGAGAGAAGTGAATCCTGTCAGTTTACAAAATATAAATTAAATCAATATTATGATTGGCATTGTGATAGTTGGGATAAACCTTATGATCGTGAAGATAAAAATGCACCTGATCATGGTAAGATTAGAAAATTATCTATGACATGTCAATTAACAGATGGTTCAGAATACAAAGGTGGAGAATTAGAATTTGATTTTAGAAACTATGACCCACACATGAGAGACGAATCAAAGCATAGAATACAATGTAAAGAGATATTACCAAAAGGATCTATCATTGTATTTCCTAGTTTTGTGTGGCATAGAGTTAA